AAAAAGAGTACAAGAATTCTAAAAAATTAACCCTATGCCACCCAATCTTCCCTACCCATTTCCAGCTGCCTGTTAAGGTAGGAGAACATGTATTTTTTATTAAGTACGGTAATATAGGGTATTGGCTTTGCAGAGTACCTGACAGTCGCTCGGTGGAAGACGCTAACTATGCCCACGGTGATAGAAAGCACATGCATGCAACGTCTGATGAATCAACGATCGACCAAGCAAAGCAAGAAGAGGGGAGCAAAGACATGTTCATCGGCCTCTTTAATAACGGCGCCGAAGCAGAAGACACTCAGTCATTCTCACCAGACGACTCTTACGAAAAGATTTTTGAAACCACATTTTCTACCGGTAGCTTTGTCCCAGAGCCTGTCCCATTTTATAAAAAGAGCCCCGGGGATTTAGTTTTTCAGGGGTCTAACAATACGTTGATCTGCTTAGGGACAAATAGGGGCTGGACAAAAGCTGCTACACCGTCGGATTTCGAAATTGGGACAAATGCATATTTTGAAGTACCCGAAGACCTAACGGAGGCCTTCGGAAAAGGTGCAATCGATATTGTCGTCGGACGCGGAAGATTCCCTCCAGACAAACCAACCACAAAAGCTGAAGTCGGTGATGATCCAGTCCGCACCGCGACAAGGACATCTCAAAACGCTAGAGACCTCTTGGAAGCAGACCGTGTCTCCATCATGAATGAATTACCTGTTAACCCTGTCGAGGGCGACCCGGATTATGAATATGATGCAGCGAGAATACTACTTTCGATGAAGGCTGCTTTTGATGATGATTTTCACATACTTAAGGATCCGGAAAATACAGAGCTATTACCTACAATTCCATCTTGGCCTGATGGCCCCAAACCAGCTGACGATGGAAGCTCACTCGAACCCATCGCCGATTCTTCTTATAGTCTTATAAAATCTGACGAAATCAGAATAATAGCACGCCGTCAAGAAGAAAACATGAATGGGGAGAAAGATGGTATAGCTGAAATTAATGGGTCGATTAAGATTATTAAAGAAGGCGTTAGGAATTCAGAAGCCGGTGACGGCCAAGCGGTTATCTTGATGCAGCCAGATGGAACAATCATGATCGACGGTCCAACGATTGTAATCGGTAGTGGTCATGCTGATTTAGAAAAGCCTGAAGGCGAGGGTACTCAAATTATCCTAGGGCGAGGCGCAGAAGAACCACTCGTTTTGGGTACCGCACTAAAAGATTTATTGGATGCCCATTTCGCAGACCTGAAGACTTATCTAAGCTCCGTTTTTGATGTGCACATTCACCCTACTGGAGTCGGCCCATCAGGCCCACCAACAGTACCAGCAACGTCTCTAGCTTCTTCCCTCAACGGCTCGAAGAGTGACCTAATTAAGATATTGTCGAAATATGGAAAGTTAAAATAGTATGCTGAGCTTATCTAAATTGGAAAATGGCATACTTTCCGCTATGGGAAAGTCTCGCGAAGTTGGCCCAGCTGACGGCGCCGGAGCTGTTGAACCAAAATATAGCAAAGCCGACGTAGCTGGATTTTATGCTGATGCTGTCGTTACATATGTAAAAGATGCAGAAATTATGATGCTATACGGACCCTTTATGTTCCCAAACCCAGCTGGGACCCCACCCTTGTTGCCTGATGTTGCAGCATATACTCAGACAGTGGCAATTAAAACTGCTGATGTTGGGAAATCTGCACTGAAGGGTGCCTTCCAATCTAGCTTTGAAGCAAATGATCCAGCCATGGCCATAGTAACCGCGGGAATCATTGCTTATGCTGCAACACTAACATTTTTTCAAGGAGCTTTTGTACCTTTGTATACAGCGACAGGTGCAACAGCCATGGCACTTCCGCCTATTTTTGTTCCTGTACTGGTCGGTGGATTAGCTGGTATGGGTGAGGCAGACTGCGCAAAATTAATGTCTGCAATTATCCATGCTAGTTTTAAAGCATCTGTTTTCAATGGAGTCGGAACAACCCTGCTGCTCGGCATCGGCCCTGTCTTAGGCCAAATGTTATTGTAGCTTCCTTGCGCGCAAAATTCCATATCTCTATAATTATAGAAGAGGTTGAATAAATGGCAACAAGACAAGACAGGAAAATGTACGATTTTAAGAGTGTCGGGGAATCTTCGACATTCACTAAAGCTCATCGTATTACAAAAGACCCACTACCCATAGGTATTATGACGCCTTTGCAACTGGGCTCTGGAAATCAGTTGTTTAAGATGCACACTGATCTCACTAATCAGATTAGTGATAATCTAAGAAACATCGTTTTAACAAATCATGGCGAGAGGCTCGGCTTATACGATTTTGGCGCAAACTTGCAGGATTTAACATTCGAACTAGGTACCACGGAAGGAGACCAGGAAGCGATGTCTAGAATTAAAGCGGCTTGTGGAAAGTATCTTCCTTACATGGCTTTAGATGGTTTCGCTTCTGAAACAGAATATTTCAATAATAAAGAGGTCGCAAAAGTTATTTTATTTATTACTTACAAAATACCAAGAATTAACTCTGGCCAGAAAGGGCTTAAGATAACCCTATACACAGCGGGATAAACGATGGCATCTAATACCAAAAAGAAGATAAAGAACGAGTTAAATAGAAAGTATATTTCTAAAGATTTCGATTCACTTAAATTAGACTTATTAAAGTATGCTAAAATTTATTATCCTAATACGATGCAGGATTTTAGTGAAGCATCACTCGGCGGGCTTCTGGTTGATTTAGCTGCTTACGTCGGTGATACCATGACGTTCTATACGGATCACCAATTCCGCGAGCTGGATCCGACCCTAGCTGTTGAAGCAGACAATATCCAAAAAATGGCTCAAAATGCTGGGATCAGAATATCGGGTGCAGCTCCTGCTGTAGCAGAAGTAGATTTTTATGTAAGGATACCCGCTGTACAGGAAGACGGTATTCTCACACCACAGATAAATGCACTGCCAATTATTAAAGAGGGAACTATCCTAACTTCAAAAACAGGGGTACAATTCTTTTTAATAGAAGATCTGAACTTTAATTTGAGAGATTCTTTAGATCAATTAGTTGCTAAAAAAATAAAGATTAAGACTAGGAATAACAAGGAGTACTTCGTGCTAGTTATGCCAGGGACTTGTGTGTCCGGCCAAATAACTACTCAGAATTTCACCTTAAATAATTCCCATGTACCGTTTCGTACCCTAACACTTAGTAGTGGCGATGTTAGCACTATTTTAAGAGTCACTGACGGTGACGGCAATGAATACTACGAAGTTGACAGTCTGTCACAAGACACTGTGTTTAAGTCTTTCCCAAATAATAAAGCTACAGAGGACGGCGTAGAATCAAATCTGTCAATAATACCTGCACCATATAGATTTATTACCCAAACAGATATTAGGACCAGACAGACAATGATAAAGTTTGGTGCTGGTAAAGCTAGCTCGATCAACGACGACGGCGTACCAGATCCTAGCGACTTAGCTTTACCATTATATGGCAAGAAAACCATGTCGAGGTTCAGTTTAGACCCATCAGCTATGCTCGATACCAAAACTCTAGGTATCTCTCCAAAGGGTACAACGTTATCCGTGACTTACAGGTACGGCGGTGGATCTTCTCACAATGTCTCCCCTAAATCTATAAGTGGGGTAAAAACTTTAGCTATAAGGTTTAATGATTCTTTATCTGGAGCTGTAGCTAGTGAAGTAAGAACATCTGTAGAGGTGGTCAACGAACAACCTGCTGCCGGCGGTGCTAACCGCCCTTCGATCGAGGAGATTAGGAATCTAATCCCTATTGCAAGAAACCTTCAGTCTAGAATTGTTACTAGAGAAGATTTGCTAGCCAGATTGTACATGCTTCCTAATGAGTATGGAAGAATATTCAGGGCTGGTATTGTTGCTAACCCAAATAATCCTCTAGCTAGCATACTTTTCATCATTTCAAGAGATGCAAACGGTCGCCTAGCACAAGCACCAGACGTTTTGAAAAAGAATATATCAAAATATTTAAACGAATTCAGAATGATCAGCGATGCGATAGATATTCTGGATGTAGCTGTAATTAACTTTAGGATTAACGTCAGTATTGCTGTCGCTCCCGGTGCAAACAAAATGCAAGTAACAAAAATGACCCTAGACAAAATCAAAAAACAATTCCAATTGATAAAAATGCAAGTTGGCCAACCAATCATTGAATCTGAATTAGTGAACATTATAATAAACACACCTGGGGTGATGTCTTTAATCGACCTAAGGTTAACTAGTTTGGCTGGGACTATTTCAGGGAAACCATACTCAGAACAGGAAATTAACTTTGATAGTATTAAATCAAATGGTATATACTTCCCGCCAACAGGTGGAATGTTCGAACTCAAGTACCCCAATAGCGACGTATTCATTACAGTCAGGTAACGGAGATAAAAATGTATCTAGTATTTACGGCTAGTAAAGACACTTATATTACAAACAAGATAATCAGTACGTCAGCAAGAGCTACTGATGCTAACCTAGGTGGAGCCTCGACGCTCGATTTGTTTAAATTATACGATGAGACGGCGATATCTGGTGAAACTACACCTATAGAATTATCTCGAGCATTAATTAAATTCGAACTTCAGGACATATCAGCTTCTCTTAAAGACAAAGTATCATTTGATGATGGATCTTTTAATTGTGTATTAAAATTACACGACGTCCAAGGAAATCAAATTGCCCCATCGGACTTTTCCCTCGCGGTATTCCCACTCTCTAGTAGTTTTGATGAAGGCAAAGGGAAAGACGTTGCATCGATGGCATATTTAGATCGCTGTAACTGGCTTACATCTTCTTATACTACAACTAACGTTGTGTGGAACTCCGGCGGAGCTATGGCTTCCGGCACCTTGGGTGCTTCAAACATTGACATTATAGAAGATGGTGATATCGGCGGCAATAGTACCTATTTCGTTAAGAACCAGGCATTCGAAAAAGGGTCAGAAGATCTAGCGATTGATATAACAACAATAGTTTCAGCTTCGATGTGTGGGTTATTACCAAACCACGGGTTTTTGATTGCTTACTCTGGGTCACAAGAACATGACCATCAGTCTAGGTTTGTGAAAAGGTTTGCTAGTAGGCACTCTCGGTCTCCTTACATGCGCCCTAAATTAATAGTACGCTATGATGACTCTCAAATAGACAGAAATGAAAGTTTCGAATTTAACGTAACGGGGTCGTTATTTCTAGAGTCATACTCTAGAGGTGCTCGAACGAATTTTATAAGTGGCTCAGCAGCAACATCTGTGACAGGCCATAATTGTGTAATCTTAAAATTGCACACTGGCAGCTTTTCTAGTTATTTTACAGGATCCCAACATTATTCTAGTGGTCTCCAAAAATCCGGTGTTTATACTGCATCCTTTGCAATAGACCAGTACGTCTCCGCTAGTGTTACTTCTGTTAGCACACTCGCTGAGTTTGCTGCCGCTTCTGGATCGGTTACTTTCGGACAAGAATGGCTAAGTTTAGATGAGAATATTAGTTATTTTACCGGTAGTCTAACAATAGACACTCAGAACAATACCAATGCAACCCACCCGCCTAACATTGCCATCACCGCGGTCAACATAAATTCAGAATACAGATTATCGGATGAGCCAGAGATCCAATTGTTCGTTAGGGACGTCTCCAAGCAGCATAAGTCTGTTCGGGTTCCTAGAAAATTGCCTTCCCTAGTCTTGAATGAAGCTTATTACAGGATTAAAGATCCTTATGGCGGCAATATACTAACTCCTTTTGTAAAAACGGGTAATGGGACAAGGCTATCTGCTCGTAAAGACGGAATGTATTTCCAGCCAAGTTTTGAACACCTTGTTGCAGGTAAAGTATACACTGTAGAAATTTTGGTCGTAGAAAATAACGTTGAAAGAGTATACGACACTGGAAGTGCCTTCAGGATTGTTATATGAGTAATCTTTTTAGCCCATCGGTTGTAAGAGACCTTTACGGAAGCGGTTATGCTTTTAAAAACCTAACCCGCGATCAGCTAACCGGTTCAGCACCAGAATCAGACTTAGTCTGGCGTGATGACCCTTATGGGACCGGCCTTAAGTCATCACAGCAGATTTCTTTGGATTGGTCAAAATTCGAGCATCATACATTTTTTAACAATGCTGAAAGTAAAGTTAATGTTGCTTTTGAAAGAATCATAAACGGTTTCCCTTTTGATGGTAGTAAAAAAGAAGTAAGTGAATTCGAAGATTCACTAGGTGGTTTTGAAAAGTACATTTTTGATGCGTTCCCGAAATATAAAGGGGATCTTAAATTTACAAAATCGTCATCGCAGTCTTTAGCCTTCCAAGATAAGTCTGGTTATCTTTTTCCAGATATATCCAGGAACGTTTTAGGTGAAAGGGTGATTGCTGGGGCTTCTGATTCAGGAGACTTCACTTGCGAATTTTGGCTTTACCCTTCATCTTCTACAGCGTACGACAATCAAACAATATTTCAGAAATTAAATACTTCCAATAACCATGGAATATCCTTGTTTATAAGTCAGTCATCTGTGTCAGGCACTACGCTGCCGATTTTAATGGGTGTCTCGTCAGGTAGTGTTTTTGTGTCAGCTTCCGTTGACATTCCAAAAGGAGAATACTCTCATTTAGCGTTTAGCTATGATTCTAGTTCTGATTCTGCAATATCTGTATATGTTAATTCACTGCTGCAATCAACGTCATCGGTTTCAGAGATTTCAAAATTGGATTTTGCTGCAACGGTTTGCACAATTGCGTCAGGGTCTCAACAAAAATTTAGAAACATCTCTTTTGCACCGCAGGAGACATTAGATGCTAACCTTGACGAGTTTAGGTTTTGGAAAAACGTAAGAAGCCAGCAGCAAATAAAAGAATTTTACCGAAACAATGTATTCCAGCAAGAAGATTTGGCCCTGTATTATAGGTTTAACGAACCAACGGGGTCTTTTGCTAATAAGTCCCTTGCTTTAGATCATTCTGGAAATGGACTACATGGTTCAATTACCAATTTTAGTGAAACGATGAGAGGGACAAAAGAGCAATTTCAATTACCTATGCACATGGAAAGATCCTATAACAGCCCAGTTTTGTTTCCGGACTACCCTAGCTTGCTAACTCTAAACGCTGATTTATTGACTAGCGCTAGCTTATATGACAATAATAATCCCAACGCAATCACGAAATTAATACCGCCCCACTACTTTTTAGAAGGCCAAGCTGAAGAAGGCTTGGAAAATGAATTCGGTGCTCAGGGCGAAGCTTATGGATATAATGAAAGCTCCTTTCCTGGCAATGGAAAATTACCATCATCGCAGGTTTTGTCTTCCTTCTTGTTTGTTTGGGCCAGCTTCTTTGACGAAATCAAGATATACTTAGACAGTTTTGCAAAATTGCACGATATAAGTCACAGTGCGATCAATTCAGTGCCCAGCCAATTTTTAATTACACTGGGTAGAAGATACGGGCTAGATCTTCCGAATTCTTTTTCATCGGCGAAATTAGGCTCTTATTCTAGTGGAGAAAATTTAACAACTACGGAAGGGTACGGCACACTTAGTTTAAGGGAAGTACAAGAGCTACTCTGGCGCCGCCTCTTAGCGGAAATGCCTAATATCCAGCGTTCCAAAGGTACTATACATTCGGTTAAAAGTCTGATGCTTTCTTTAGGAATTAACCCTGACACTAACTTTAGAATTAGGGAGTTCGGCGGACCAAAAACCAAAAAATTACAGAACAATCGTTCCGTAGTCAACAGCTATTATAACTCTATTGACTTCTCTAAAGGAACTCCGTTCATGTCGTCTTCGTACCTTTCAGCCTATAGACATGCATCCGGCGTTCCATTTGGCGGACCAACACCTGAAAGAATAATTATCGATCATATGGGAGCTGAATCAAGCACGATGAAGGTCTCCGTCCCCGGAACTCCTCCAGCACTTACAATGCTAACGTCTGCGTCTTGGTCTTGGGAAGGCCACTATATCTTGAATCCTTCTCTTCCTAATCAGTCTCTTTTTAGGATTGAGTCTTCTGGATCTTCGACACCTGGCACAAAACCAGGGATTGTAGTTAATCTAACAGCTGTCTCTGGTTCAAAAACGTCTTCCGGCCAGCCCGGTACTAAACTAATTTTAGCTTTTTCAGGAAGCGAAGCTAGCAAATTATCGATTACTGGTTCGAACATCGACATCTATGATGGCAATCCTTGGTACGTTAATATTAACCACACAGCTGGTAATAAAAGATCGGAATTTGCTGTTAGGACCTACAGGACGAATGGTACCGATATTTTAGAATCCCACTATTTTTCTGGGTCTTACAGTAACAGCGAAGATACCGTAAATAGACTGTGCGACGTCACTTCTGGGAAAAGAAATTTTGTTGCTATCGGTTCATCATCCAACTATACAAATGAATTATTAAATCAGTCCGGTGATAATACTGTTGACTTTAATGGTAAGCTTGGCTCAATGAGGTTTTGGACAAAAGCCTTAGAGTTGAACGAATCAAAGGAACACGCCTTAAACCCATATTCGGTCGGTGTAAATAAGCCATTAGCCAATTATAACTTTATAACTCCTGAAAACATCGACATATCAAAGTCTAGCGCCGCAATAACTAGTGGCTCGTTGCCTTTAGGGTCATGGGAAAGATTAAGGTTAAGTACAGACTTGTACCAAGAAATAAGCAGTTCAAATGGCTATGGTAGGCTCGACGTTATAGATACTAGTAAGAATGGTCATTTTGGGTTTTCTGGATTTACTGCCGCTACGCAGGTGTTTGAGCCTACAATCAAACTTTACTCAAGGCTAGATCCAAATTATGATATCACTACTAACGTTAATAAGGTCAGGATAAGGTCTGTGCAAAATATTGAGCTGGCAAGCGAAATAAACGCAGATGCCAACTCCGTATATGACTTAGACCCACGAGAGCCTATAACTGACGATCGAAGATTTAGTGTTGAGGCCTCAATAGTCCAGGCTCTAAATGAGGATATGGTAAATATATTGGCGGATAATCAATATATCAATGACGCTATGGGCACACCTGAACAAATGTTTGCCGTTAACTACCCTGCTTTAGAAAGACTATCTGACAAATACTTTAATCGATTAACTGATAAAATTAATACAAATGAATATTACAAATTCTTCAAGTGGTTCGATAATAATTACGGTAATTTAATAGAAAAAATAATCCCTAGAACAACTGAATTTCTAGGAATTAATTTTGTTATTGAGTCTCACATGTTTGAAAGGCATAAATTGGAATACAAGCAAGGGGACGTGCACATCGATCTTAACTCTAGACTAGCAGCAAGAATTGAGCCTTTTTATGAAGGGAAAATTCAGATGGGGAGCACTTAATGTCTTTAGACCCTATTTCTATTAAAATCCTTACCGGCTCTATGGTCACCGGCCGATCTCATTTTAAACCTGTTAGGGCTCATGCTCAAGGTATTGAAATTACTAGCATACACGGTTACCGTTCTGCTTTACCAATCGTAGGCAGAAACCAGCGGTATAAGATTTTTGATACCGAAATTACTGGTTCAATATCAGATAAGCCATATTTTACCGACGTCGAATCGTCTAGCGATGCAGGGCTAGGACAAGATATTTATCAAGTCTACACTGGTACATTATATCACAACCCTGGGTGGGTATTGAATGGTCTTATAAACACCGACCATACCACATCCACTCAAGTTAACTCCCAAAGGGATATGTTGATAAACACTGGACTGACCGGCGCCGCTTTAGAAGCCGCCCTTAAGGGCAGGATCAGAACAATATTAGAGCAAGTACGTTCTGAATGGGAGCTTGGAAAAGCTTATGTTAATGGTACTTTAAACGAAGAAGTGTACTATACAGCCGGCACCTTCTCTGCGATAACAAAAGCAAACGTTAAATTCCCAGATGGTAGGATAAAACAAGTTATTTCCTTTGATCTGCAGTCTGAAGATTATGGTTATGGAAAAGAATACATAGATTCTGTGCCATATTTTGATCTAGCTAAGTATCACGCTGAGACTTATGTTAGGGAATCTGGTCCTACCGGAATGTTTCCAATAGTTGGAAGCTATTTATCTTATGACGAAAAATTATCCTTCAATGGTATCGTTGAACCTTTCGCAATACGGAGGCGTGCTCTGGGCTTAAGCATATTTCTAGAAGATGATAAGCAGCCTGGCACGGTCTGGGCTGAAACAACGATCATACCAAATCATTCTTACGACTCAAGAGAGAATGATATTAGGGCGGAATTTTTTGAAGATGCGCATGTAAAAGGCTTCGCTAGGTATAATGATCCACTCGACCAAGCACAGGCTCTCCTCGAGCCTGAATTCGTTTCTTCTTATAACAAAAACCAATACCCGTTTAAAGAACGAAGCAATGCCGATTTATTAATTAGCGATTCTGAGATAGAATCAATACAGCTATCTATGGATCCAACTTTAGATGAGGGCTTGCTTCCTGTTACCCATGTCGATATGACTACTGGTTTTGATGCAGAATCAAGGGACAGAATTAACTCAATCGTCTATAGAGGAATGAAACGGAGATAATATGGCAATTTTTAAAGACAAAACCGGACGCGGCGAAGTAGATTACGCAAAATCACCGGTTCAGGGTTCTGACGGTACTATTTTATTTTTAAACGACCGTACTGGCATGACGCCAAATGTCTATGGTTACAGCGGGACAGGTCTCCACACAAACCACGTTGTTTTTCAACTTAGGGGAGAGTCTGGAGGTGTGCAGGATGTATCGGATAGTAGATTTTCCGTAACCGAAAGTACAGCGCTTACGAAAAGAATAGAAAACGTTACCCATAATCAAAAACTAAAAACTTTTGAATTTAATGACGGTAGAACTGCTACTTTTAGTCCAAAATTGGACAAAAAATATCAAAGGCAAGAGACACTTGCTAGTTTGTCCATAACGCTGAATATCGTTCCCTCAGTATCCAACACGATATCGATTACATTTGGTTCTTACGGTGCCTCAGCCCCGCAAGTGATTACTATGGCCGTTGGCGCAGGTACCGATTCAACTAGTTTCTCTTTAAATGCTGCCACTATTTATGCAGCCAACAATGCTACGACGACTTTAACTGCGGCTTCTATCGCTGTCCTTGCTAATTCCGTTAATAGTTATACGGCTACGTCACTCGGTGCAGTAATTACAATAACTGCCACCAATCCTGACGTAAATCTCAGCTTTACATATAGCGAGACAATATCTGTGGGGAACGCCTCCGATGTAGTGAATACTCCTGGAGTTACACCAACCCAATACCCACCTAACTTAGGGAGAGGCCAGGGCCATTCAAATTCTCCACACGAATCGATTTTACCATTTGAGGTAGGCAACACAGCCGCTGAGTTCAATACCGTGGTAGAAGATGGAGACTCCCAGATCATATTATCTTTTTGGGTACGTCCATCAAGTTTTGGCCAAGGTACCGATGGCGGTGGATCCTGTATAATGGAGCAAGTAAGTGGCACAGCGAGGGGCTTTGGTGTCATATTAACATCAACCGGGGAATTGGTTTTTCGTTTTTACGACTTTGGAGCAAATTCAACATCGGCAAATGCGTTTCAACAAATTAAGACAACTAAACGACTGGTTTTAAATCAGTGGTACCATATAACTATTTTTGCCGTAGGTATGAAAAGCGTCAGCGGGGCTTCTTCAAATCCATTATACAACCCTGGAGGACTCGATCAATCATATGCATCCGGTGTTGGCTCAGTGCCCTATGCTTCTCCGCAAGTTGAAATTTATATTAATGGATCCGCACAAACCGATATATCGGAATTAGGCAACACGTCCGGAAATTTTGCTGGCAACTTAAACGCGGTACCCTCTATGCCCGTAGTACTTGGTACAGGGCTAGCCGGGTATGATAGCACACCGGAATTCCAATCAGGCGCAGCTGCTAATTTTAATGGAAGGCTAGCAGAAGTAACGTACTTTTATACTCATTCTCTAGAGCGCGCCCTGAATCAAATAGCTGGTGCTGCAAATGTTAGTTATCGTTCTGTCATTGCAAGATCCCTTATGACCGGCACGCGGCAGCCAACATCCGGCATAACAAACGTATCAGAGCGACTGCTCCTAAGAGATTTAGATCAACATTCAGCTCACCCAACAGTTAAAAGGTCCGGTGACCAAAGAAGATTAGGTAACCATACTGTTAAATTTGACGATTCAAAAGCACAAACACTAGGCGCAGCAACTGTTCAGTATCCAACTAAGCTAGTTAGCGGTGATAACCTTCTTCAGACTATTTATGGCAACGCTGGTTATTTTGATGGTAGCCTTACTTTGCAACATACTGCTTCCGTTGAATCTTACGATACCCGTTATAGAAGAAACGACCAGCCCTCGCTTGATCCTTTTGTAGAAAGCAGGGTTTATATAGATAGCGGAAGTACCTTCTATCAAACAGGTACACTTGAAAGTGTTTTACCCGGGTTTAGTGGTCCATTGCATAACAAGGCAATGTTCATTATCGATCTTACGCCTTCGGCTGAAACGGAATTAGACAACGGCCATGTGAGCATCTCAGCCGCCGAGAGCGTAGACCGCACCCTTGAACGTAATATGAAATTAATGGCATATTACAATTTTGATAGAAAAATTTGGGAGCCATTACATCACTCACCTGCACCATTCTCCACCTCCACACCCGCCGGTGGTAATGCAATCGATTCGGCTAATCTTCAGAACGATTCTTTTATTGCTCGTTGTTATGAGACTAGACTTGGGTTTTCCCCTATGTTTGCCGGGCAAGTATCATTAGTACATGACACAAAAACCAAAGCCCAGATTGACTCTGCAGTCACCGGCGATGGTAATCCTGGTTTATCTGACTGGACGTTCTTTGATGACAACGCTTATAAAGCAAGAGCGAAGCCAACAGACTTTTTTGGATTTCCTGTTCACGCAAAATATCACGCAACTAGTTCTTGTGCAGTTTCTATGTCCGATTACATAGCTGAACCATTCCTTTTAGAGAAGATAGAATATACATACTACTTTGAAACAAAAATACCAAGGACCACCAATACCGAACGAGAAGGATCCTTCTACAACACCGGAGATCTGGAGAACAGCGGAGAAGGTATACCAGAAGCACTCTACTTGATTAGGGACAAGACTGGCATCAATAATGACGACGGCAAACCGTCTGAAGTTCACAACGGCGTCCCTGACGCGAATAATTCAATTATGTACTTTAACGCGCATTCTTTCTTTGTGTTGAAACAATCACTGGGTGTAGTTACTGGCAGTAATAACGGTACCTCTTTTAGGATTTTTGGTTCGAGTAACCTTGGAACTCTCAGTGGCGAACCTAGAAGGGCCGGCCCAGCCGGAACACGCCAAGCATCAGTAGCTCAATCATTTTCAATACCCACATCCCAGGCATTGGTCTCTGGTTCATCTGCATTAACTTACGTTGAAGATACTAGAGAACTTATTGGCTATGCTCAACACGTTCACCATGGCTATAACGATAAATCTCTCGACAACCCTTCGATAGGTAAATTAGCTCATGATCATTTTGCAAGCCAGGATAGATTACTTCGTGAAGTTAATATTAATGTAAACAACAATGCTTATGACAGCAACGGCAATTCGTTTACTGGATACGAAGATTATCCAGAATTTACAATGAGATTTACTCCATCAAAGGTACAAAAAACTGAGTTTGGTGGTACTATAAAAGAGTATACTGGCTTCTCCTATCAGAACAATAACCATGGCGAAATTTCTTTAGGGCATTCTGGACAACGCCTACCTGGTGAAATGACTTCAGGCAGAGATTTTGCTGCTGGGGTGACAGGACAATTAAGCTCGGGTTCATACATAGCCGCCGGAGGACCAAACGTCAACAGCGCAGAGGGAGTCCAGAAGTCTGTGGCTACAATTAACGTTTCTGATTCTTCCGTATATGATCAAGCGGCACCATACGTGTTGTTGCCCGAAGATAAATTAATTTTTGGTTGGCAGTGTCCATATCATGGGATAGACGGCCTACAATACGCCTCATACGGCGGTACCGGCTTAGGGATGACACTTAAGTCAAAAAATAATAGGCCACAAAAAATCACTTTTTATGGTTCTTTTATAAGAAACTCACAGCCTAAACAGCCTCAGTTAAACCAGCTTCTTAATAATGATATTGTTCATGAGTCAATTGGTGCTGTTTCGATCCACGACCAATTTGATATCGAAAGTAGTTCTGCATTTTCTGGTTCCTACGTTGACGAGGCTATGTCAGGATCCCTGGAAGGGCCTCTATATAGAGGCTGGAACAATAAGTTTCATAGTGATAATGGTGGAAGTTCGGTAACGGCTGAGCTCACAACAAACTTGGCCCGTCGTGTCGGTGGACGAAATTCCGTAGGTAGTATAGGTACCACCGGTTCTTTAAGAAGGACTGTATCTATAGCTTCTCATGATGTAACAGAATATGACTCATTTTTGTTTGACCTTGAAAGTATGTTCAGCGTTGATGAAAGGAGCACTCCGACTCAGCAAGCCACACTAGGGAATTACCAGAACGACCTCGGCACCCGGAAAGCTGACGATCTGCGCATTGGAAACGACCCAAGTTTAATTGGTAATATAGCAACCAACGCCGGCGTTATCGCCAATGTCGACATTGGTGCTAGCTTCTTTTACCATAGGTACAATACCGTTGGCAGGGTTCGCTCTAGCCAGATTGGTAAAGGTTCAACTACCTTTACTATTAGCGTTACAGGAAGCTATTCGGTCCCTGGACTAATAGATCCAGATCAACCTTCGACATTCGTTGGTACCAAGCAGCTTTTAAACCAGCGCCCCCTCGAAGTCCAGGCCGAACGAGGCTTTATTAACTCTGCAGAGACATCACAATTTATGTTTGGTATTGGTGAAGGAGTACAGAACGCTCATGTGGGAATTGTAGGCGGTGGTGGTGGTGTTGGAATCGATGTGGAAAAAATAAGAGGGTTCAGGTATGGTTTTTCAAACGTAGTAGATAAAAAACCTAGAAATGTCTTCCGCCGCGACAGATACGGGCAATTGAGGGACATGTTAGAAATGGCCCCGAATACAGCGTATATCAACGATAGAACGAATCAAATAACATACCCTATCGAAGCCCGGTTTTTTGACAATGATGGCAGTGTAATACAGCCAGGAAATACAAGCTGCTCAAATCTTTCAACTTATTGTACTTCTTCTGCTCCATATTTTGATAGGGATAAAAAATCAGACGGTAGCGATCTTGTAATTAGGAATCGTGGCCCACTTAATAATAAGATAGCTGATATTACTATAGAGATTTGATACGGTAATTTTAGTACTTTATAATTACAGTATAGAGGTTCTGTTATAGTATGGCAAAAAATATTTCGAAAGGTGATCTTAGGAAGCAAGATTTTTTAGTCTTGAAGCAATCTCGTGACGACACAGTCACGAGTGTTATTGCTCCTAATGGATTACAGGTAGGGTTAACGGACAAAAGGTTCCAGAACCCACTAACGGCTAAAGGCCCTATAATTGGTGAAGCCGGGCTCACGGGCTCGCTAACTCAATTGGTCGACGGTACCCCGTACCTTACCGCGGGTGCAAATATTCTTTTAACAACTGGCTCGACAGGCCAGATTACTATCGCAACCAGCATAGGTTCCATCGCTGTTAATAGGAATAAGCAGCAATATAATATAGCTTCGAGTGATATCGCTGCTGGTACCGATATATCGGTTACTAACTCTGCATTCAACACTATCGACGTCCAAGATACGGACAGCTTTATAGACGTGTATCATAATAATAAATTGATGCTTTCTGGTACTGTCGCAGATGTTACAGCGGCTACTGCAGACTATTATATAAAGCAATCTGACAATGAATTGGTTTTTGGATTCAATGTTTTAACTAACGACACCATCGTAACTTCTGTTATATCTTCTGGTTCCGCCAATGTTGCATCAGCTGGTGACGCGTTGGCTCTTACCAATAATGCATATAACATCTTGGTAGCTTCCGCCGGTGGCGTCCAGATATCCTCTGATGCGTTATCTATAAAATTAAAAACAGCCTCTGCACTTGCCACTACATCGGACGGACTATCTGTAGACATAAATAGTTTAACCCAGTTGTCGTCTGGTGTAGATGCCTCTAATGATAAATTATTAATCTATGATGCTAATACCGGAGCATTAAAAGCTGTAGCCCCGAACTTAATCGGCGCAACCGCCGCTCTTGACATTGCATCAGTCTCCAGTTTTTTAACAGAAACTAGTCTGGCTTCTGGCGATTTATTAGGTGTTGCCGATGTGGACGCCGGCAACGCTGTTAAGAAAATAACAGTTGAAGATTTTGGTCAATACCTTGCTCTTGGTACGAATGCTGGTATTGGTGAATCATCTGGTAAACTAACGATCGATCTAAACGATCTAAGTTCTGAAGTTGTCGCAGTCGCCTCTGACAGCATCGCGTTCATCGATGCAGGTGATGGTTCAACCAAGAAGGAGACGATCGTTGATTTTGTTTCTGCCATAGCTGCCACAGTTACTGCGACTGGGCTAGCTCCTTCCGCTGGAACACTAAAGCTTGACATAACAAACCAAACGTCCGTAGGGACAATTCATACATCCGATGAAATAATTATATGGGATGCTGACACTAGCTCATTAAAGAAAGCAACTGTTAACCAATTGCAAGCTGGGTCAGCAGCTCCACCAGCTGCGCAATATGTCACCTTGGCAACAGATAATACTCTGAGCAATGAAAGAGTGCTGACCGCCGGCGATGGTATAGATATAACGGACGGTGGAGCTGGAGCAGCTGTTACTATAGCAGCTGATGTTACTGATTTCATCGATACATCTTACGGGTTAAAAGAATCTTCGAATAACGTACAAGTAGCTTTAAAAACTAGCGGTGGCCTCACGTTTGATAGTGGGGAAATTAAGCTAGACTATGGCTCAACCTCAGGCTTACCAGCTCAAGGAACTAACTCCGTTAGTATAATAGCTGGCGATGGTCTCAAAACAGGTGGTAGTTTTAATATCGGCGCTGCTACATCCACCATACAGCTTGATATCAAACCTTCTGACTTTGCTGGCAACGGCCTTAGAACCAGTGGTAATGATCTAACGGTGTCCATCGGTGCTGGTAACAATATCCAGATCACCACTGGGTCTGATGGATCTTTTATTATTGCTGGTACTACGCCCACGAACGCTATTTATACAGCGGGCAATGGTTTAGATTTAACCGGCCAAGAATTTAGTGTCGACCTTAAAGCTAACTCCGGATTACAGATCGTTTCGAACGAGTTAGCCATCGCCTTAAGTGACTTTACCGGAAACGGATTAGAAAACGACGGTTCTGATAATCTAAGGGTAAAATCTGATAGTAACACTGGCACGGGGCATGCTCCAGTTAGTGTCTCGACAAATGGTGTCTCTGTTAGATATGGTGCTGGATTAGAGGATGCTGGTTCTGGTGTTTTAGCTATAACCGATGGTGGTGTGTCTAATACTAAATTAGCCAATTCATCGTTAACGATTACAGCTGGCGACGGACTTCAAACAGGGGGCTCCGTCTCTCTGGGTTCTAGCGTTACGCTAAACATTGACGTTTCTGATTTCGCAGGTTTAGGTGTTAAAGTTACCGGCTCTGAAGATCTCGCCATAGATAATTCGATTGTTGCTACTTTAACCGGATCACAGTTTTCTGGCGCCATAGGCGTGACTGGCTCAGTAGGCGCCACAAGCTTTATGAGTGCTAGTATGTTTAAAGCCCCGGCTTTATCTGGGTCTCTTACTACGTTACATGATGGCACTCCTTATTTATTAGCCGGTACTAACATTGCACTCTCGACTGGTTCGAACGGAGCGATTACAATCACTGCAGCGGGATCCGCTGAGGGTGACATATCAGCTGTTGCAGCTGGCACCGGTCTATCTGGTGGCGGAACTTCTGGAAGTGTTTCTCTTGCTATAGATAACGCTGTTGTTGCTACCTTAACTGGCTCCATCTTCTCGGGTCATGTAGGAATTACTGGGTCTCTACATTCAACTGCAGAGCTTAGCGGATCAATTTTAAAAGCCCCTGCTATATCCGGATCGCTCACCCATCTCGAAGATGGTAGCTCTTATTTAATAGCTGGCGCCAATGTTACTATTGCTACGGGATCTAATGGAGCTATAACTATTGCTTCTACTAGCGGAGCTTCAAATGCATTTAGTACGCTCGCTGTTGCTGGGCAAGATAATGTTGTTGCCGATTCTGAAACAGACACTTTAACATTAGCTGCCGGTTCTAACGTCGTTATAACGACTAACGCCGGCTCTGACACAATTACCATAGCAGCGACTGATACAAATACGACGTACGTCTCTTCTGACTTTGACCATGACCAGCTTACTAACTTTGAAGCTAACGAACATATTAATTGGGCATCTGCTTCCGCAGGCACAGTCCATGCGACAAACTATTCCGATACAAACACGACCTACACTGCGGGAGATGGTCTAGACCTAGGTGGTACTGAATTTTCGTTGGATCTTAAATCCGGCTCTGGTCTTACAATAACTTCGGGTGAACTGGATATAGACGATTCAGTTGTTGCTACTCTATCCGGCTCAGTCTTCTCCGGTCATGTCGGTGTCACTGGTTCACTTCATACCACCGCCGAAGTCAGTGGATCGATTCTAAGAGCGCCAGCTTTGACTGGTTCGCTAACCCATCTAGAAGATGGTAGTTCATATTTGGTTGCAGGGACGAACGTCCAGGTGGCCACTGGTTCGACCGGCGCTATTACTATTTCCTCAACAGATACTAATACGACATATTCAGCTGGTACTGGTTTAGATCTATCCGGAACAACTTTCGATCTAGATCTTAAAGCAGACTCTGGATTAATTATAGATGCAACGGAATTGTCTATTGATAATTCAAAGATTGCTACTCTATCCGGCTCTGTATTCTCTGGTCATGTTGGTGTAACCGGTTCAATCCATTCAACTGCTGAAATCAGCGGCTCAATTTTAAGAGCGCCAGCTTTGACTGGGTCACTAACTCATCTTGACGATGGCAGTTCATACTTAGTTGCCGGGTCTAATGTTACTATAACCACCGGTTCTACCGGAGCGGTGACCATTGCTTCAACTGGTGGTGCAGCAAACGCATTCAGTACATTCGCCGTCGCCGGCCAAGACAATGTAGTTGCGGACTCTCAAACTGATACTTTAACATTAGCCGCAGGCTCTAACGTTACTATAACAACTGTCGCAGGGTCTGATACGATAACGATTGCTTCCGGTGGCGGTTCGATTACAGCAACATCTGGCTCGACATCAGTTAATTCCATGTCTACGTTAAGGTTCGGCCCCGGTCTATTATTAAACCAAGATTCTTCTGGCATAGCTTCAGTAACAGCATCAATCGGCCCACCAGAAGACGGCTCATATTCCGACGGCCTATTTACCGATTTCACAGCAAATACTTTGGTCGGAACAGCCGTCGATAGGTTCAACGAGATATTTTTGGCATTAGCTCCAAACCCAGCGCCTGCATTGGATGACATGGATTGTAATAATTCGGCTGGTACCACTGCATTCCTCTCCTTTGGGTCTAGTAATGACCAATCATCTGCTTCGCCAGCTTATGTATCGAGCAATACCGCAGCTGGGTTTTCAGCTGTTGATGTAAATGCGTCTTATTCGGCTGCTACTAGCGGTAATAATATTAAGAAAGGCATATACGATGGAACAACAATTGTTTCCGGAGACTTGAATGAAGATATACCAATAAACCAGCACAATACTGATGTAACAAATTATGTGGTTAACTCATTCGGTGACGCAAACGAAGGCACTTTAAAATTACACCTTAACGGATCCCAAATACACAGCGTCGACTTAACTAACGCCGGCTCTGGTGGCGGTGTTCCTGGTTCTGGTACCGGCACCCAAGTTAACGGTAATGGATCAGGGTTTATAAACCTGTCCCAGACCGGAAGCGCAGTTCAGTCAAACAATGTCGCATTCGCTCCCTTCCAACACCGAACAGGTAAATTTCAGGTTGGCACTGCTGATCAGAGAAATGGCTGGAACTATGCCCAGGTGATCCATTCAAAGCTATCTGGTAATATTACAACAAACTATGTTGAGTGGGTTAATGATAGCAGTTCGGATGTATTGGCTGCCACAGGAAATTCAATTAATTTTGTAGGCTCAGGCTCAATCCATCTATCTGGTGTTGAATATTTCCAAAGTGGCACAGTTGAATATAAAACTCGGGTAACAAACGCGTACAAATACGTGTACGACAATAGCAATATTACATTTTCATTGTTAAATGCAGCGTCAGCGCAATCTAGCCTTAGTATTACACTACCAGCCCAATCTAAGCCGACTATAAATACTGGAGCCGGCGAGACCCACACGAAGGTACTCCACTTGACATCTTCAGCAGCGATAACGGCTGATTACTTCCTTAGTGGCACTATTACTTCCGGTGTTAACGTTTCGCATCCTATGAAGTCTAATCTATCAAATACTGCCCAGAGTACGTTAAGCCCAGTTTTAATGTATAACTTGTCTAATAATTCGACAGCACTGTCTGAAACATTTAGAAGAGAGGACTACAGGGTAGTCTCTTCGTCTTATAATACACAAGCATCGGTTACTGATTCGGGTAATATTTGGAACTCAGCGGTATTTATGACATCCTCGAATGGAGGCCATTCAACTGGACTGCAATTTTTCAATCAAACACTGGTATCCCCAATAAGCAGTTTAAATTCTGGCAATTTTTCTATATTTTCTAATGCCCCGTCACAAAATCCAGATTATTCTAGTCAAACTGGCACTCGGACATTCCATCGCTGGTTTAAAAACGAAACTGGCTCGAACCAATTCGATTTAAGCCTCGCAATTGCAGGCTCAGGTAATATCGTATCCCACGGGACTACTTTAGACTCATCAAAAATCACTATATTGGTAAAAATCCCAGGGAAAACAGGATGGATGGATGTTGCTGGCACTTATGCGATAGACTCTGTTGCTGATAATGACGGAGCGTCAGCTGTTACAACAATAATTTCGAAAGACTTAAGTCTTGCTGCGACAAATTACGTAAACTTCGGCAACATTCCCATTGCTGATGATGAGTACATCGTTGCTTGCATTAAAGCTGATGAAAGCTGGACCGGGAATATATCATCAATTACTGTCAACTTCGGCGCCGGCACAGGAACATTGTCTGCAGTCCCAGATTTAGATGACATCGACTGCAACCAAGATGGTACCGACGCGAATTTATCATTTGGTTCGAGTAAGTCTATAGGCGGATACTCCGATCCATCAACAGCCGCGGGCTTTTCAGCAGCAAATGTTAACGACTTCTATCAAACCGCGGCTAATAGTAACAACCTAAGGAGAGCGGTCTTTGCTGGGACAACAATTCTTGAAGGTGATCTAAACGAAGACGTCTCATCACCCGGAAACGACTACGTTGCTAACGCTTTTTCTGATGCTAACAGCGGAAGCTTAAAATTAGAGGTCAATGGCTCGATAATACACGAGTTCGAGATCACAGGATCAGTTAGTTTAGTTGGAGCAGGTAACCCAGGCTCGGGATCAGACACTAATTTGAACGGAAATGGATCTGGATTTATATCGTTGAGCAATTGGGCCCCTGGAATGTTTGATAATGGCGTTCCTAGGTATTCTGAGATCCAAAGAACCGCGAGGTACCGCGTCGTTACTGCAGAACAGAGGACTGGCTGGAATTATGCTAGGGTAATCCACTCTGTTGGAGGCTCAGACCGCGCTACTAACTATATCGAGTGGATTAATGATCCAAATGCGGATGCTTTGGCTTCAGCCGGCAACGGATTGTCGATTTTCGGAGATAATTCGTTCTCTTACCTAAGCGGAGTCAAATATTTCACCTCACCGTCCGGAAGTATACTCGCACGAGTGAGTAACATCTATAAAAACGTGTATTCCGATAGTAATTCGGCAATTTCCTTCACCAGTTTTACAAATGCGTCCGCTTCGAAGCTTATTCAGTCTGGTTCAGGCCTGTCTTCAACAAAGACGACTAATTCTTCGACTGACAGCTTACAAACAATCAGCACGACCGCAGGAAGCCAGGACCAATTGCTCCATGTGTCAGGTACCATCAATTTCTCACGAGCTAAGTCTCTTCCTGGTACATATACAACAGCTTATAGTTGCGCAGGCGCCCTTGTTTTCCAACATCCGCTCAAAGCCAACCTTACTGTCCCGACACAGACGACAACGAACCTACTGGTTTGGACGCCTTCGGATACTTCTAACGCAAATACGGAAGAATATTTCACCGGTGAAGCATATCGTTTAGTAAGTGGCTCTTATACTGCACAAACAGACGTTTCTGGCGGTTCAAAAGTCTGGAATTCCCAAAGGTCGATGAATGACGTAGGATCCTATTCTGAGCATTCCACCGGTCTTTTGATATATGACACATATCTGGTCCCTCCGAAGGATGGCGGCTCGTCTGGAGACTTTCGGAACCATGATGAAGGGGGTGGAGTAGAATCCCCTGCAGGAAACGTGAATTATTCCTCGGGGGCATTAACTAATGCTACAAGAGATTATTTTAGATCGTATAAGAACAATACTTCGAACGACCTTTCCAGCGTCAGCATAGTAGTTTACGGTAACGCCACGCTCAAAGGTCGTGTAGGTGCCAACCAAGGCTCTTTAGGGGCAAATACACACATATACGTTGAGGTTGGTATTCCTGGAAAAACAGGGTTCCTGGATTTAGGAAGACCTTCAGCTGGCGCTGGTAATTACCTCGAAGGTGATGGATGTCTAAGTGGAGACATAGACGCAACCATTGATGTCGCCGGCGCAACTAACACATGTACTTTTAACGGTAGAACAGTTGATGGCACGGTATCCACCGCTGGCGAATACTTAGTTATTAGAATTTCTGCGTCCAAGGATTGGACCGGGCATGTCGACAGAATCTCTGTGGATTGGAGCTAACAAATGGCGGGAAAAAGCAATACTTCGGCTACCTTCTTTGCTCAGAAAAAGCTTTTGGGCAAAGCGCATACATCAAATCTTAAAGTTGATGGCGAAGAAGTAATAGGCTCAAACATCCAGGCTGCTACTTCAC